CTCCACTGGCGCATTCCAAGTTATTGACTCTGGTGTTTCTGGTGCACTCGGTGCAACCGCTACGGATATGGTTGACTTTCTGCGAACGGTCCCGAGCTCACTGGTTAGCACTGTGCTTCCCGGGTGTCGGTGGATGATGAACCGCGCAACACACGACGTACTTGCCGGCCTGAAAGACGGCGACGGCAACTACTACATGCAGCGTGATATCAAGGAAGGTACGGATAACCGCTTGCTGGGTTACAACATTGTGATCAACGACGAGATGGACTCGTTGGGAGCAGGCGCTAAACTGCCTATCATGTTTGGTGACTTCCAGCAGGCTTATCAGATCATCGACCGCATCGGCGTTCGTATGCTGCGCGACAACTTGACCTCTAAGGGTTCAGTCCTGTTCTACACGACGAAGCGGGTTGGCTCTATGGTTAAGAACGCAGACCGTTTGGCTGTTGTATCTGTCTCAGCCTAACTAACTGGGGGGGCTTAACGGCCCCCTCTTTCTCAACCCGAAGGGGATATTTATGGCTATTACATTGCCGTTGTCAGTTGAGGATGCCCTAGAGCACCTGAGGCTAGGCGGCACCGCTGACCCCGCCGAGTATCTGGAAGTGGAGCGCATGCTTCAGGCAGCCGTACAGGTCGCCAGCGACTGGACAAATAGGGCTTGGGTTGTTGAGACTAGGACTGCGTCGTTCGACTGTTTCCCGGTGGCTCCCGGCTACCAAAAGGCTTGTCTTTACTTGGATGGTGGTGTCGTTGATTCGATAGCGTCTATTACATATTACGACACCGACTACGCCCAGCAGACTTTGGACGCCGGATCGTATAGGCTTGTCACAGGCCGTGGACGAAGCAAGGTCTACCCAGCGATGGGTCAAGACTGGCCTACTGACTCAGCCGAGTATGAACCAGAACAGATACAGGTAACCTACACAGTCGGGTCGGGTACAGTACCTGCTCCGGTAGTGTCAGCAATTCTGTTGATTCTTGGTTCTCTTTACGAGTACCGAGAAGACGGTGTGATTGACAACGCTGGTCTGGCTCTGGTTAAAGCACCGATAGCTGCCTTGGATCTGTTGCGGCCTTACAAGATGCGTATAGCATAAGGAGGTCAAATGAGAAACGGACGGCTGCGGCACACAGCAATTGTGTACACACCAGACGACACTCCCGACGAGTACGGCGAATACAGCCTAAAGACGACAGGCCGAGCCTACAAGTGCTCAATGGACCACCGCACTCACCGAGAACGTCCTGAAGGCGGCTCAGAGTACCAAAAGATCGAGTTTAAGATAACCTTCAAGTATCAAGAAGAGCTTGAGCTTCTAGACCCTAGAACTGAAATTGAAGTCAATGGACGCCGGTTGGTCGTGGTGTCTACTTCAGATCCTACTGGGATGAAGCGTGAAGTCCGTATGTTTGCGGAGGCGCGCTCCTGATGGGAATTGAAGTGTCACTAAGGGCTATGATCTTAGAGGACCCAACTTTATCTGGACTACTTGCAGACCAAGGAGTACACCCAGAAACCTTACCGCAGAACGTAGGACTACCTTGTGTTGTCACACGATATAATGGGCCTATGCCTGAACTGCTTTCCGGTGGCGTGTCCACCATTTCAAGATACACAGTCACTCTTACCATATTCACAAGAACTTTCGGAGACTCCGTTCAAGTCAAGAACGGCCTTATAAGCTTACTGAACGGCCTGTCTACGGTGTCCAACGGGATAACATTCGTTAGTGCTAGAGTCCTCTCGATTGAGGATGACTACAACGAGAGACTTGATAAATATGAGTGTGAGATAGACTTTAACATTTGCGTTACGGAGTAACAAAACATGGCGGCAATTGGCGCTGAATTTCACGGACTTTCTACTAAGTTCTACGTGGACACTACAGCTATTACCCTGGCAACAGTCTCGGGAACAGAGCTAGTAGGCTCTGTCGATTCTATTGGCGATTTTGATCTTTCACGAAATGTAATCGAATACAACAGCTACGGAAATGACTACAAGAAGAAACTAACAGGTCAGGCAGACTCTGGAGCAATTGAGCTTGTCTGTAACTGGATTCCTGATTCTACTACAGAACCCAACCAAGCACTGCTGAAGACTTACTTCGACAGTGGCGCAAAGATCTATTGTGGTCTTGTTTGGGAAGATCCAGCTGGTAACCAAGCTGGTGCGACCTTTGAGGCGTTTGTAGCATCCTTTGCTATCTCACAGCCTGTTGAGGACGTAGTCAAGATTACGGTATCACTAGCAATCGACGGTGCTGTTGCACTTGACGTTGATGGTACACTGTAGCCGGTCGTAATATACCACCGGGGGTCGTTCGCGGCCCCTGATTAATTATCTAGGAGGCACACAATGCCCATGCTATCAAAGGCCAGCATACTGGCTGTAAAAGACTTTACATATAAAGACATCGAAATACCTGAGTGGGGTGGATCCGTTCGAGTGCGGGGTCTATCCGCAGCCGAGCGTGACAAGTTTGAAATGGAGGCTGGTGTCAACAACGACCTTGTAAACATGAGGGCTCGTTTTATAACTACCTGCATTATTGATGAAAACGGCGAGTCACTGTTTAGCCAGAAAGAAGCGACCAAGATTGGTGAGAAGAACGCATCAGTTGTAAACAGAATCTTTGACGTTGTACGCGACCTATCCGGTATGGGCGATGCTGATCTAGAGGCAGCAGATGTAAAGTCAGAGAGCCAGTAACACGCTTTAAGCTACGACTGGCGCTGCATCTAGGAATGACACTCCGGCAGCTAGAGACAAGCATGGAGGCCAGTGAGCTACTACTCTGGATGGCGTACTGGCGGATCGAGCCCTTTGGCCCAGAGCGTGAAGACTTCAGGGCTGGTACGATAGCGGCTGCTGTCTACAACTCTCAGGGCGGGATAAAAAAGAAAGCTGTCACTGCACACCAAATAATACCACCCTACACATTGGCTATGGAAAGCAACCAAAACCCGCAAGCTTGGCTGAATAAGTTTAAAGCGATGGCCACGAAAAAGTAGGTAGTCTTACCTAAAGTCTTACCTAACGTCTCACCTAAAAGCCTGTTGATCTGTAAAAAGGTCAGCAGGCTTTTTTTTACCTGGATAGAAATGTTTAACAGTAAAAAAGATTTTGACTATATAGACCGCAAAGGACGAACCTGGACTCGTTTCCAAGTAAAAGGACTTGACGCAATGGAAAAGGACCTACTGCGTATGGCAAAGGAAGTCTCGGTCGGTATAGGCCAAGAGGCGGGTATAAAGGCCATGACACCTGTCCAGCGTAGAATAGAGCGCAACATCGTAGGCCAAGGCTTGGTAGACACCGGCTCAATACTGGCGAGCTCTAGGATCACACACGGTCGTCACCGCCGGGGAATGAGAGTCGATGTGCGTATAGGTACTGATAAACGAGGAGTTTACAAGCGCGGAGCGCGCAAGAATAAACGTAAGCCTGCGTACTCTTTGCAAAACGAATACGGGACAAAGGACAGTGCCTTTGGTCCAACCAAGGAACGTCCGTTTATGCAACCAGCGTTCGATGGTTTTGAACGCGCTATTGCAAAAGACTATCAACAGGCTCTGCGAGATACGATCTTTAAATGGAAGCAGAAGCTCAACCTAAAATAAAGGAGCGCCAGAATGGCAACCTCTGTACTACGCACCCTCGCCGTCAGGCTGTCGCTAAATTCTGCTGCCTTCCGCAAGGACGTCAAACAGGTCCGGCGCACTACCAATAGAATGGCTAAGGGTATGCAGGCTGACGCAAAGCGCGTTAACGCTGCCATGAGCGGGATAGTAGGAGCCTTTGGACTTCTATACACCGGACGTGCGATTCTAGGTGCTGCTGACCAGATGCAGAACCTCCGCAACAAGCTAAGCGCTCTACACGATACCAGCGACGGTGTCTCCAAGAGCATGAAGAACATCACGATAATCGCAAAGAACTCAAGAGCAGAGATTGATGCGGTGGGTACTCTGTACCAGAGACTGACGGTTGCCTCTAGGCACCTTGGGGTCTCTCAGAAGGCCGTGTCAGACGCAACCGAAGTCGTAATGAAAACCTTCATAATCTCTGGAACCACTGGTTCTGAGGCGGCTAACAGCGCTAGGCAGTTCGCACAAGGTATCGCATCGGGGGCTCTTCGAGGCGACGAATTCAGGAGCGTCAGCGAAAACAACGTAGAGCTTACCCGTATTCTCGCAGACGGCTTCAATGTTACTACAGGTCAGCTTCGGCTTATGAGCCAAGAGGGCTACCTGACAGCTAGTAGGATTATGCCCATACTCCAGGAAAGTCTGGAGAAAACCAACGACAAAATTGAGAAGATGCCGCTAACGATTGACCAAGCACGCATCGGATTTGCAAACTCGTTTAAGCTGATGGTTGATAGGCTGAATCAGACCTACAAAATAACACAAACTGCCGCTCGGGGGTTCGCATGGCTTACCGATAACCTGCACATAGTGTCGGGGGTAGTCGTAGCTCTTAGCGGTATTATTGCCGGCGTACTGATGAAGTCTTTGGTAAACTGGCTTATCGTTACTCTTGCACAGGCGGCTGCTATGGTGTTTGGTAAGAACGGTCTGATTATGGCAGTGTTTAACTTGGGGCACGCGCTAGTAACGTACCTATACGCGGGAGCTAAACAGGCTGCTAAGGGGTTTAAAATCCTTTTTACCTCGATGAAGGTTGCTAAGTTTATGGCTCTTGGTATGGGCATTGGTATAATCGTCAAGGCTATACAGATGTTGAACGACAAGTTCAATTTTATGGAGGGCATATTTGACTGGCTAAACGAAACCTTCTGGCCCAACTTAATGGGTGTCTTCAAGACAGGCGGTCTTATCTTTAAACAGCTCGCTCTGCATCTTCAGGATGCGATGGATAGCGTGCTGAAAAGCGTCAACTGGGTCATGAAAAAGCTGGGCCAAAATCCCATATTTGTAATTGACGCTGAAGGCAACAAAAAACAAATCGCAGAAGTTAAGCAAGAGTTGCAGGATCTTCTGGATAAGAAAAATGCCGGATTCACTCCTGATGACTTCTTCACGGCGGAAGGTGGTCTTGGAAGCAAGATTAAGAGCATGATCTCAAGCACTGTAGACGTAACAAAAGATGCAATAGATGACGTTGTTGACTTTACTGGAATGAACACAGAAGAAGGTGTCTTTGCTACGATGCTGTCTCAGGCTGAGGATCTTTACGAATTTATAAAGGAAAAGAACCCAGAACTCGCCAAGCTAATGTCTGTCATCCAAGCCAAGAGTCCAGGTGAAGAAGAAAAAGAAACCGAAAAGGACGATATGGATGATAACACAAACCTGCAAAACGTATCGGCGGTTGAGCTTGCAGCGTCTAAGTCAGGAGACGGCGGGATTGGTACTCAAGGGGTGCTGGGTAAGATTGCCAGCGCAGGGTTTAAAGATTTTCTTGAGTCACTACCAGAAAAGATGATTCTTCTGAGAGAAGCACTAGAAACCCTTGAACCAGTCTTTGATAACCTTCAAGATAAAGTTTCTACTACCTTTGCTGACGCACTTCTAGGAATTACTAACTTAGCTGACGGGTTCAGAGCACTTGGACAGGAAATCTTGCATGGCGCAGTAAGGGCCATTGTGAAGTTTGCAACACAATGGATTGCTTCAAGAATTGCTATGGCTATTGCAGAGCGTGTGGTAAATAAGCAAGCCGAAGCAGCCAAGTTTGGCGCAACGGCAGCACAGAAGACTAATATGGAATTGCTTGCTGCCGCCACTGTCCCCGCCGCTGTGATGACGACTCTGGCTATGGCTGGGACAAACTTTATTCCAGCTGCTGCGGCTATGACTGGGATGGGTCTTCTAGGAATTGCTACGCACAAAGCCGTAGGGGCAGCCGCACAAGCTCACGACGGCTACGACAACCTTCCGAAGACTGGTACATACCTTCTTGAAAAGGGTGAACGTGTGGTTGGTAATTCTCTGAACAAAGATCTATCAGATTTTCTATCACAAAGCCAAGCAATGGGTACAGATGGCGGATCTGGATTAACCCTGAACGTCAACGGTGTAAGCGACCCCGACATTGTTATAGAGGCGCTGTCTTCTAGGTCTGGAGAGCTTGAGTCTCTGGTTCGGCAGATAGCCGCTGACGGAGCCCAGAACTCACCGCTTTAATTGAGCATTGGAAAAATAAATGATCACTACCACAGCGACAGTAACCCAGAGCTTAGCCAGTGTCTCTACGAACGTAGCGCTACTAATGGACTTGCCCGGGGGCAGCACTATGAAAGTAACCGACGCAGTAAGGGACATCACCTACGACGGGGTGACCTACTTGGCCCACGGTAGCGTGCAGTTTACTAACGGAGGATCAGTTGACCGAAAAACTCAGCTGACGATTGATTCCTACACTGTAAACTTCGGGCAAGCAGACCGCACAGCCTATGACCTATACAAGGATAATTCTTTGGTTGGTGCGGCTGCTTCAATCTACTTAGCCTTTCTGGACGACGCCGGAGCTCTGCTAGATCCAACCAGCGTTCTGCAAGTCTATTCTGGTCAGGTCCACTCGTGGGGTCTAAGTAAAGAGTTCACGGTCAAGCTAAGCAACCAGTGGGCTGCGTTCGACATACAACATGGCCGCACGACGTCAACAACATCACAAGAAGAAATCTATCCCGGTGATACTTTCTTTGAGTACTCTTATATGGAAGAACTAGCTACGAAGTGGGGTTTATAAATGGCACTTGGATTTTTTGTTGCACTAGCAATTGGACTAGGCGGGGCTTCGATAGCCGCCTCGGTAATTTCCGCAAGGGCTGCCGCTAAAAAGGCCAAAAAGGCTGGACAAGAAGCCGCAGCAGTACAGGTGTCTGGTCACGACTCTAACAGACCTCTTTATGTCGTCTACGGTAAGGCGAAGGTTGGATCTACAGTTGTCTGGAAGGCTTTGACTGACAAGGGCGTACCCGTAGACGCTTCGCGGTCTGCCCGGGTAATCGGTCAGAATGCTAACGTAAACCCTACTGATACATCACAACGCTGGTGGTGTATGCACAGGATGGTTTCTCTTTGTGTTGGCCCAATCGAGGAAGTGTCTACTATTCTTATAGACGGTAAAGTTTGGACTCACGAATCTTTCAACGCAAAATACAAAGGCAACGCCTTTGGTCATTTCAGGTCTGTGTGGTCGTACGGTACAACCTCTGGAGAATACTTCTCAGAACTGAGTAACGAAACGTCAGACCTGTCAGCGTGGGACTCTACAAAGTTAGGCAAGGGTGTCGCCTTTGCGTGGGAACGTCTGGGGCTGGCTCGTGAGAACGCTGTGTACCAAGGCGAGCCTTCTACTACTTACGTGGTAAAAGGCGCTTTGGTCTATGATCCCCGCAAGGACACAACCAACGGTGGCTCGGGGTCACACAGGTACACCAACCCAGCAACTTGGGAGTGGTCAGACAACAACGCTCTTGGTCTTTTGGACTACATTACCAACAGCGAATACGGTCGTGGCCTGAGCCACTCGGAGATAGACCTACAGTCGTTTATAGATTCAGCCAACAACTGCGACACTCTGGTGTCTATCCCCGCGCCTCTGGTAAACACCACAGGGTCACCGCAGGACTACTACAGTAGCTCTCTTGGCTCCTTCGCTGGCGTTGAGGCGTTTGCCCGAATCCCGATCTACCGACCAGAGCAGCCAGACGGAGCCACAACCCAGAAGCGCTTACGGCTTAACGTAGCTGTGGACACAAGCAAAGACGTGCTTGAAAACGTACAGATGATTCTGGATTCTATGCGTGGAACTCTTACCTTTGTTAACGGAGTTTACGGCCTACACATAGACACTACGGGCTCACCTGTTATGTCTTTGGATGAAGATGACATCATTGGAACCCTGAGCCCGTCTGGTGGTGACCGCGCAAAGTCACTGAACAGGGCTACTGTAAAATTCCTCAATGCAAACAAAGATTGGAAAGAGGATGAAATATCCTGGCCTCCTCTGGACTCTGCAACCTACACCACCTACTTATCTGAGGACTACGACGAGGTTCTTCACAAGTCTTTCTCGGTGGCGGCCTGCACCGACCAGTACCAAGCAGAAGACTTGGCAGAGTTTCTTGTTCGAGACTCTCGGGTAACAGAGACGCTGACAGGTCGGTTTGGTGCAAGGGCTATGCTTCTTGAGCCAGGTGACTTGGTATCAATTACTGACTCAGACCTTGGGCTGTCAAGCGCTGTATTTCGTGTTAACGCAGTAGTGGTAGACATTAACCAACTTGAATGCAAGGTAACCATGCGTCGTTACGACGCAAGCGTCTACACATGGTCTACGCCTACCCAAGAGCTGTTGAATGCAGAAAATGATCTCGGTGAGATCAACACTGCTCTTGACGCGCCAGTACCGGGAACAGCCACAGCTGTAACAGAAACAAACTCTGACGGGTCTGCACAGATATGGCTAGAGGTGCCTTGGGTAGTTGACTCCAATGCAGAGTCGATAACATTGGTCGTCACCGAGCAAGGTACGGACGCCCCAATTACAACAACGATTGACGACCCGTTAGAGTTCGGGACGTTCCGCGTTCCTGTTCCGATTGACGACACAACCTATGACTGGTCTATGTACTCGCGGGTGACTACAAACGGACCACGCGGCTTGAACGTAGTTCGATCAGGAATTGCTGAAGGGTCTGTAAGTGTCGGTGCCTTGGCCGGCACCACCCTAGACGTACTGGCTTCTGGGGCTGTTGCTCGATCTTATATACCGCCTGACATTCAGGGCGGGGTCGGTTCGACAAACATCGTATTCACTAAGAACCAAGCTACGTCTGGTGCAAACGACGGAGAGATTCTTATTCAGGAG